CCAGCAGGTGCGGTAAATGTGCTGGTTGCGTTTGTACCTGCGCCGGGGTCACCAGAGTTATAATAAGTACCGTTTTTGCCAACCCATATTTTACCGGCAGTAAAATCAACGGCTATGTTTACTACATCACCAGAAGCATAGCTTGCAAATAATGTTGAGTTAGCCAAGGAAGCGGAATAACCACTAGATTGAAACTGTAGGCTATTGCCGGGGATATTGGCATTTGCTCCAATATAGTTAGTAAGTGTTCCGCCAAAAGCACTAACCGCAGTTAAATTTTGAGTGCTGGTTGTAAAATTTGTTAAAGCAGAATTACCTATCCCGGCCTGCGTAACGCCACGAAACTCGTAATACCACTTTCCGGTAGTAACACCCATTGTTGCTCTACATGCTTCACCGTTTAATGTATTAAAAGCTGTTGCAGCAAACTTCAAGTTAACGTCACTAATAGTTCCCCGCGCCGTATCCTTGTCCAACGGATTCAACACCGCATAGTTCGCCACCGTAGCCGAAGTCAGTGTCGGCACATCAGTCAGTGAGTCGTATGTGGACCCGGCTGCGAGGCTGATGTTGTTGGGTGTCCAGTTGTTGGCGTTGCCGCTGGAGTCTGCTGTAAGGACCGTGGGGTTCAAGAACGGGGACTGGACAGAGGTAACCACTGTGCCGTTGTTGGTGATCGTGTACCCATTGCTGCTGTTGTCTACGATGGTGGCGTTCTGCAAGGTCAACAGGACGGTGTTGGTGATGTTCGTCAGGTTAGCAGTGGGCGGGATGAAGTTGGCTGTGTAGACTGCGGTGCCTTTTACATACCTATTGTTAGACATATAACCGTTTAAGAATCTCCCGCCACTAGCACCGTTTTGCCCCATGAATATGGTAGTGCCCGTGCCAGTTCTAACTCCAGACAGCGTTGCAGAAGCCACTGATATACCATTAACATACAGCGTTGCGGTAGTTCCGCTTACCACACCAGCAACGTGATACCATTGGTTTGTAACGGCTGCTGCTGAGGAAAGTATGTCCGCGTTAGTTGTAGCTGAGTCATTTCTTACAAAAAACCTAAATTTATTAGCAGTTGAATCCAATGATAATGACCAATTAGTAACTGCTCCAGCTGTATCCAATTGAAACAGGGCTTCGTCGCCTAAAGTATTAAAGTAAACAAACGTTTCAACAGTAAAGTCCCCAGTGCCAACAGCGGTTACTGAGTTGACGTTTAAGTACTGCGTTGACCCGTTAAACGACCCAGCATAAGACGTTGCTGAAGTAGCACTGAACGGCAAATAGAACCCATTGGTCCCGTATGTCCCGGCGTACTTCTTGGGGAGCCACTGGTTGTAGATGCTGGATGCGCCGAAGGCTGTGGGGGCTAGGGCTTGACCGTCTACGAAGTTGATCTCGGCCATTTCGCCGTCAAAATACAAACTATTGGCGTTGCCGTACTGGCCTATTGTATTGGTATAGCTGCTATTAAACAAAAAACTTGATGCGCCCGCCGTTCCAGTTGCTACAGAAACACCGTTAATGTAAATAGTTACCGTGCTGCTTTGAGTAACTGTTAGTACAGCATGATACCAAGCAGCAGGGTCACGAAACACTGCCGTTGACGTACAAATACTGACGTTATTCAAACCGCAGGTTATTGTATCTGACGAAGTTAATTCTAGAAAACTAGCAGTTCCTGCCCGTGATGCAACAAGTTCTTGCTGAACGCCCAAAGTACCCCGCTTAAACCAGACGCTGTAGGTGTATGTGTTTGGTGTCCCGGCAAACGTCCTGCTCAAATACGCACTCGCAGAAGACCGGAAGCGCAGGGATTTGTTCGGGAAGTACCCCGTCACTGCACGGGTCAGGAAGGAGTTGAGTGCTGCAAACATTATGCGAACGCCTGGGCTGCGTTACCGTACCAAATCGAGTTGATGCACACGAAGCTAATGATGTCAGTGCCGGTGGTCGCTGTGGTGGTGATCGTCGGTACAGTGCCCCCAGGCCACTTGACGCCTGTAAATGTGGCAGTCCTGCTGCCCGTTGCGTCCTGAATCAGCTTGACAATGAAGCTGGTGCCGCTTGTGGCGGTGGGCATGGTGAAGGTGCAGTTGCCAGTCAGCGTGTAGCTCAAGACCGTCCCAGAGGCTAGGGCAATGGTCTGCGTTGTGCTTGAGTTAACAATGGCCGGGGCAGTCTCAAGGTACGCCGTGATCGTGGGGTTGGTCAGCGTTGGAGTTGTCAGCGTCGGTGAGGTTGAAAACACCAGACTTGTGCTGGTCGTCCCAGTAGAACCCGCTGCCGTAAAGCCCGTGATGTTGTTGAAGGATGTGATACTAGCCGTGGTGGCGTTGGTACCCCCGTTGGCGACCGCCAGGGTTCCTGCCAGGGTAACTGCACCAGACGTAGCAGATGACGGCGTAAACCCCGTGGTGCCCGCCGAGAATGTAGACACGTTGGTCGTTGCACCGTTGCTTGCCAACAGCTTGACCGTGCCTGCGCTGTTCTTAAAGTACAGCTTCTCATCAAGGGTATTGAGTGCCAACTCACCCGCAACAAGGTTTCCCGCTGAAGGGGCTGCTGCTGCCGTGGTGCTGAAATACAGCGAAATTGGGGTAAAGCCTGTTGCTGCCATCGTAGTTCCTTAAAATGTGCCGCCTGAAATGCCGCCAATTGCAGTCAGTTTCTTAGCTATGTAAACGCCACCGGCTACCGTCATAGCCCCAGTTGTGCTTGATTGTTCCAACGTGCCCGGCACTGCAAACACTGAAGTTGCCCCCGTGCCACCTATGGTAAGAGAAGTCGTTGCCCCGGCAAAAGCTGTAAATGTTGCCCCGGAGTCTATGCTCGTCGTGAACGTCGGCGACGTTGCAAAAACATTTGCACCAGAACCTGTTTCATCGGTAAGCACTGCCGCAAGGTTTGCACTTGAGGGAGTTCCAAGAAACGTCAAGATTCCGGTGCCGGTAGTTGTCGTAGAAGGAGCAACCCCCGCCCCACCACCAATGACAAGCGCACTAGCCGCTAGGGCTGTTGAAGAAGCTATGGTCCCGGTAGCTGTAAACGCTAAGACACCCCCAGAAGTACCAGCAGAAAGCCCTGTACCACCATTGACGACATCGACAGTCCCAGTAAGGGCATGATCGGCGTTCCAGTCAATAGGCCGAACTACCGACGTATCCGCGCCATCAGGAACTGCACTTACAAATGAATGTTTTACCGTCGCGGCCATAATTAACCTTAAGCAATACGGATCAGCGCAGTGGAAGCAGCAGCGACCGGCATCTGGACAGTGAACGTACCAGCCGTAGAAGTTTTGTCTGCACCGAAGTCTAGGACTGCAATTGCTGCGTTGGATTGGGTGCTGTCGTAAATCAGTGCCCCACGGGCTGTAATCGTAGCCGTAGTCCAACTAGAGTCACTGAAGGTAAGCCATGCAGTAGTACCGCCAGAGCTAATGGCGTTGCCAGTTAGCGTGTTCCCGCCAGCCGTGTAGCCCGTACCAACAACCTCATTAGTTGCTGAATAGGCCGTGGTCGTTGCGTCCAGCGTAGCTGAGTTGGTGTACAGAGCAATCTTCATTGTGTCGGTCAACGGAATGTATGTCCCCGTCAGAAAGCCAACCTTGGCTGAAGTGCAAAAAGCGTTCCCTGTAAAAGCCATGATAGTTCCTTAGATAACTTGAGTGCGGACTTGCCCGCTGCGATACGCATCCTGACGCAACTTACCGTCACCCAGGTTCTTGAGAAGAGTCAGCGACTGTTTATACGCATCAGCGTACAGTGCAACCATATCAGGCTCACCCTTCATAAACCGGATAGCTTCAACCATCACCGCGTTAAACAACGCAGAGTCAAAGTTATCCCCAATCCAAGAAGTGCCCGCTGTAACAATGGAGACAGGGTAGTAGAAGTAATGAAGCTCTGCTGTCAGGCCAGCACTAGGTGTCGGCCCAAGGATAAAGGTAAGTTCTGCAAGGGTTGCGCTATCCGGCCCAAACACAGCGTAGTACTTAGGTGTACCTGTTTCTGTAGGGATGGGGTACGCTTCCCGGATGAAATTGACATCCTTGTTGAGAAGGTATGTGTACGCGCCCGTAGCATCAACTACAGCAAGACTGAAGACCGACAGGAAGTCTGTAGGGGCAGCAAGATACTGGAAGCTAGCCGTTAACACCCCCTGCACGTTCTTACGCAAGGAGGGCAACTGCACCGAGTTGTAAATCTTTTGCTCAGCCAACTCCGTCATAGTGGCGAAGTCAGTAGCAGTAAAAGTATTCTCGCAGTAATCCTCTACTGCGGTTTGCAATTCGGTGTAGTTCATGTTTTACGCCATTGGCCCACGGGACATCAGCCCTTTAGTAGCAGCGCCAGTGCCGCGCATCTTGATGCCAGTGGTCTTGGTTTCCTTCAGCGGGCCAATGGTCACGGGAGTACCGCGCCCCATCATGCTGGTTCCACCACCTTTGACATCAGTGTGGGGCTTGGCATAAACCGCTGCGTCCCCAACTTCCTTACCGCCCATCTTCTTGCTAAATTTAGCCATGATTAGTCTCCTTGGTTCTTAGCGCGGGACATGTTACGGCCAAGCTTCATGCGGTCGTCAGTAGTCGGGCCACCTTTTTTAAGCTTCAAAGAAGTGCCTTTGCCGCTTCCGTGTTTCTGCGCGTCGTGTTGCTTAAACGCTTTTTTGATCATGGACTTATCTTGAGCCATATCTGATTTCATCATAGTTCCTTACGTTATGCTTACAGTGACAGTGCCGATTGATCCAACGGCAACGAGAGGGTTAGGCGTCAATGGGGCATCAAAGCCACTAGACCCACCAACAGGATTCCAGCCCCAATAAATAGCTCTGCTACCTTCCCCTAAATACCCGCTAGACAAAAGCCCAGAAGTAACGTAGCTACGATCAGGCCGGGGGTTACGCAAAGCTTGAGGGTCATCGACCGGATACATTCCAAGAAGCAACTGTGGATGATCTTCCTCCCAGCACTGCGGACAAACCAAGATGTTAACGTTCTTGGTCTTGATTACCAACCCTTTGAGGTCTTTGAGCTTGAAACGGAACCCACATCGGTCACACTCCGATATCGCCCGTTTACCCGCTGCAAACCTATTACCCATGATTAGCTAATGAACTGTTGCCGTGGCACGAAACGAACCGCAGCCTTCTCTCGATCCTCACCCGCTGCCAAATCCCATGCGGCATCATACTGTGCTTGAAGCATTTGCGCACGTTCTAGACCCCCAGGAACCTTCAAAGCGAGGTAGGAAGCAAGCCCTGCAATCATACACGGCAGGAACCTAAACGGCACATCCATCGTGTTCACACCGTTACCAGCATCTTCAATCCGGCGCAGCCGCCAGTACACGAACGTGTAAGTCTGCACATTGTCAGGGGTGGGCCAGACGGTGATCGTAGGCGTAGGAGAAACTCGGTCAATATAGACCTGAATGGGCCTAGCCTGGGTCAGCTTGTTGGGGATCGTAGCGTAAGTAGACACGCTGATCCGCGTGATGTTCAAATCTGCCTGCGTGGAAGCGTTACCTGCTCCGGTGCGGATAACATGCTCCAAGAGATCGACGGTATAGATCGGTAGGTTGTACGTCGCTGTGCCCGGAACAAGAGTGATAGACCCCTGGTCAACAGTCCACAGATTGATACCACGATTAGCCCAGTCAGCAAACAGTAGGTTAAGGCTCCTACGAGCAGTACGAAGGTCATAGCCAGTACGCAGTTCCGCACCACAACGCTCAAACGCTTCCTCAACAATCTCGCTAAGGTCTAGGTTGAATACTTGGGTGCCTGATGTTGCCATTATCTAAACCCTGCTGTTTTCTTCGCTATGCGTTTGGGTTGCGCTACAAACTGCTTGCCTGCGGCCTTACCCATACGTTTTGCTTTGGTTGTAGCGGCATACTCAGCAGGGCTAAGCGATTGTATTGCTTTCGCTGGCAAGTACCGTTCACCAGTTTCGGATGATGGCTTGCCGGACTTGGTTTGCCACTTTTGGTCGCCCCAGTCCTTCAGCGATTTCTGCGGTGTTTTCACATCAATCCCTGTACCCACCACCCGAAGCTTTATATTTCTTTGCAACAAGCTGGGCTTTGCGGGCTGACCATTGTCCAGCCCCTGTACCTTGAGTAGCTGCTGCCTTTACGTTTGCCACAATCTTTTTACGCAACTCAGGCTTAGTGTAGTTGCCTGCTTCATTAACAGTTGACTTTGCCTTGGTTGCCATTTAGCACTTCCATGCCCGAAGGCTTTTGTTAATGCGACTATCCGGGTCGTTAGCTGTCTTTGCGCTAGTCAGTTTCTTTTTCATCCCAGACATCCGGGCACAGAATGACTTCTTACGGGGACCACCTTCTGGCTGCGGGGCTTTCAACCCAGGCTTACCTGGGTTTGCTCTATTGTAAGAGGCGCGTCCAGCAGCGT